GGTTGCCTGGGCGTAAACATCGACTGTTACGGTCAGTGATCCGCCAGCCATGGTCTACTCCTTACGTAGCAACGATGGAACCTGACACATAGTCAGGTGTCGAATATTTGAGTGGCTTGTACCGGGCCGTGTAGGTGCCCACCGCATAGGTGTGGTTTGCGGTTGTACCGCTCGAAACCAGCTGCGGCGCTGACGCGTCGCCCCATGTGATATAGGCCGGGAGGATCGGACCGTTGGCGTCTGTCGGGAACGTCATCACACGTGCTGTTGCGGCAGTACCGCTCAACGGCGCTACCAGCACTGTCGGGGTGATGTCCTGGCAGCCGCACACGGTGATCGGCGGCGGTAGTTCGGTGATGAACTGACGGCGGTGAACTTTCACACCCACCGATGTCAACAGCGACGCTGGGGTGCCGATGTTGACACCGGACTCGACGATGCGGACGTTGTATGGTCCCTGACCCCACAGTGCGTTGCCGTGGGTGCGGCCGATCACCGTGAAGTTGATGTTGGCGTTTTCCAACGTCACATCACTGACCTGAGCACCCATACCGAACGGCAGCAGGAAGTAGCCGTAGTCGAGGGTGCCGTCGGTGCATTGGTCGCCGGACATGTTCGTCCAGCCTTCAAGGGCGAAGAAGCTGTTCAACGGCGCGTCGGTGGTTGTATCCCAGCCGATCGCACGTGGCGTGATTTCGTCGTTGAGAACCAACGGTTCCGACGTCATCAGGTTGAATAGTTCCGGGTCGACGTTGCAGAACGTCAACTCGAAGTTGATCCACAGAAGCTGAGCTTCTTTAGTCTCGTTGACGCAAACGTTTCCCTGACCGTTGAGCTGGATGTATTCCTGCCGGTCCTGGTTGTTGTTGGTCATGGCGAGGCTGATGACGCCTTCGCTGGTTGCGAACGAGCAGCTGTTGTCGACGACAGCGCCGCAGCTGGTCAGCTTCGTGATGCGGACCGCGTCGAACTGTAGATACGGTTCACACTGGGCAACCATCGCTTACTCCTCCTCTGCCGTCTTCGCTTTCGGGCCACGGCGGCGTGGCTTCAGGTCTTCGTCGCTGGCTTCCGGCGCCGGTTTCGGTGCGTACGCGGCTAGCCATGCTTCGTGTAGTTCGTCGGGTACGACGAAAGCCAGTCCCTGTGGTCCTGACGTGGTTGTTTGGACGTCTCGGATGTGGAAATCCGGGTGGTTTTCGGCGACTGCCAGCAGCTGCTGTGCCAGCACTTTTGCCGGACCACTCGGGGTGATTTCAACAGTCATCTGCTTACCTTTACGTAGTTGTAGTGGTCGGTAGTGTGGCGTCGATGGCGAAGATCTGGTGGCATTCGAAGCCGACCACGTATGTCCGTTCCGCCAGCCACGTCTCCTGGTTGGTTGTCCGGTTGAGGGAGCCTTCAACGGGGCTGATGGTTACCTGGGAGTCGGGCTGCCGCCAGATCTTGATCGGCGGTGTCATGTACAGCCATTGGTGACCGGCGGCGGGTGCTGCTCCTACTGGGCTGCGGCCTGCATAGTTGCCGATGGATACGGCTGTGCCGATAGCAGTTCGCCATACGCGGCTGTTGCCGGGCAGCGGGTGTGCTGCGTCGGCCGTGAGCAGGTTGTAGGCGGAGACGTGTTCACCGGAGCGGATCGGTAGGTGCAGTACGCCGGAGTAGCCGTAAAAGTTGTAGAAGGCCGCTTCCAGCAAACCAATCGAATCGACAAAGTTCGTTCCCGGCGTAACTGTGACCACGTCAGGGTTGTTCGACAGGCCAGGGGACTGGCCGAACAGCTGCTGGGAGAACACAGTCTCAACAACGGTCTGTTCGCTGGCACGTAGCTTCTGGAACACCAGCCGCTGCTGTTCGGCAACGGTGAACCCGACAGTGCCGCATAGGCGGCCTGCGTATACCACGAACGGGTTCGCTACTTGGAAGCTGGGGTCGTTGACGAAGTTTTTTGTCGCCAGGCTGGCGGCGCAGTCAACGGTGTAGCCGACGTCAGACCCGCAGTTTCCGGTGATCCATTGCACGCCGCCTAGGGATGCGTGTTCTGGTAGGTCTTCGATTTCGGCTACGGAGAACAGCCCGTAACGGTCCCGAGCGTTGGGGCCGGTGACAAATACCGGTCCGGTAGTTACTGCCATCGCCGCCTCCTTCGCGACTAGGGCGGAGGGGCGCCTGGCTGGGATGCCAAGCGCCCCGGCGCTTCGTTACGGGGTGACGTCGGTGCAAGTTACGGCGCGCTGTACGCCGGTTGAACCGTTCGGGCAGATGTTTACGGTGTAGACGCGGCTCAGCGGGCACATGCGCATCGGCAGGTATCCATCTTCAACGAACAGCTGCGTAACCTTGTTTGTAGAAAGCAATGTGCTGTCATAGATGGAGTCAAGTCGAATAACATCCTGCTGTGCCAACATCCAGGTACCTGCCGGGAAGGCAAGGAATGAGAGGTTGACTGTCGGCGACTGTGGCAGCGCTGTCAGCGGTGTCGCGGCACCAGGACCGGTTGTGGTCAGGCCGCTGAAGGCGTCCTGCCAGTCATAGACGTACTGGGGGCGTACGCCACGCTCACGGAACATTGACGCGATCATGGCGTCCGCAAGGTCGGCTGGGTTTGCCGCGTTGCGGCGGATCCAGTCGGCGCGCATCTGTGCCAGCAGCCAGTACGGGAACACCATTTCGATGGTTGCGCCGGGGTCGAGGCGCAGCCGGTAGCGGATGTCCCAGACAGCCATTTCAGCGGCTGACATGACCTGGGATACAACGCTGCCGTCGGATGCCCATGGGTCGAGGGTGGCTAGCGCGACGGTGGTTGATCCGGCAACGATGGTGGCGATGACATCTTTGTTGACGTTGTGGGCCTGGGCTGCGATAGCGCCTTCGATGAAGGTCTGCACGAATTCTGGGTAACCTACATCCTGTAGGATGTCACCAGTAATACATAGTGCTGCAACCTTTAGTCGATCATCCACAAAGGATGGGCAAGGTACCTGTACGCAGGTCTTTGCCGTATCCGCGATGACCTGAGCCTCAGTCAGGATGTTGTATCCTGTACCGCCACCAAAGATCGCCGAGAACTCGATGCCCTGGTTGTGGCGGATACCGCCACGAGGTGCACCGATTGTTGGCAGGTCAAGCATGCCGGTAGCAGTGATCTGAGAACAGGTGCTGTAGATCGTCTCCGACGGTGCACACCAGCCCACACCAGCGGTAACCGACTCAAGCAGCGAACCACCAGGCAGAAGCTTCTCGTTGGTGGCGTCGGTGGTCATCTTCCAGATCGCCGGTTCGCTCATACCAACGCGATACTGGCGATCCTCCGTGAACTCACGCTTGATCAACGCAACCGGGTGCTGAAGAGCATCGTCTTTGCGCGCTCCACGCTGTGAGCTGGCCCCGTAGGTGCGTGTCCGCTCCTGGAACGCTGCGGTCAGCGCGGCCATGTCCGGCAGAACCGAACCAGCGGCGTGGCCTGTCTCAGCGGCAGCGGTGATCGTCCACTTCGTGCCGCCGATCGCCTTGACGCTCTTGTCGAGAGTCTCCGGCGCGATGTCAGCAACGGTCAGCCGGGGCTGTGTGGTGACGCCTCCGGTAGCGGCGGCTGTGACTGTTTCCTCGGTGCTCTCCGAGTTGGTTTCGGTCACAGGCTCGGTGGCCGCGTCTGCCTTCAGGGACAGGTCGAGGTCGGCGATGGAGGTTGCCCGGCTGTCGACAGTCGTGAAGGTGGCGATTTTCTCATCGGCTGCGGCGACGAAGGCTGCGAGGGCTTCTGCGTCGTCTAGGTCGGTGATGTTCTGGTTGCCACCGGCGGCTGTGACTGTTTGGATTGACGCCTGTAGGGTCTGGAATTCCTCGAAGGCGATGCGGCGTAGGTCTTCTAGGCCCGCGCGGCTGAATGCGTCGAGGTTGGCGGGGATCTGGAACTTCATGGCCCATCCTGTCTGCTGGATGCTGTGGCGTCCAACTTGTTGCAGTGATAGGCAGCTGCCGCAAGGGACGCGTGTGTCACGTCTGTGGTTGCGGGCAGGCTCGCAGCGCATCGCCCTAGTAGCGGAAGGCAGGCTCGGGGCTCATCACCTTCTGCTGCTGACTATAGCAAGGGTGATCGTTTATCGGCAAGCGGGTGTTTCATCCGAATAGCCGATACTGGGGTCTAGTGTTTTATGCGACTGTGTGATTATGATGGACCAACGTAAGTTCCTGAAGTCGCTGGAAAAAGACCACGGATTGACCATCGTGCGTTCCCATGGCGGACACTACAAGGTTTATCGAGGTGACCGCCTACTCACCACGCTGTCCTTCTCGCCGTCCGATTCACGCACACACCGCAATCAGGTAGCGACTCTGCGGCGAATGGGGGTGAGCATTCCACGATGATCATAATGACGAAAGACCGTGCCGCGAAACTCTGCCGCGCATGGACAGAACGAGGGTTCCACATCCAACCCTTGACCGATCACCCGCCCAGCGGCACACGCATGGTGAACGGGATCATCATCAACATCGCACCATACGCCCGGATCTGGAAAGGTTCCAACCTGCGGGCCACGATCAATCACGAATGGATCGACGCCGGGAGCGTGCTTTTGTGAAAATCGACGAACTGTTGCCGCGCCTGCGTCATCTCCGCGAGGAAAGCGGACTCAGCCAACGCCAAGTCGCCGCCCGCATGGGCGTCAGCCAAAGCACCTTGTCCGAGTTCGAAGCCCGTTCCGTCTCCAACCCGAAACTCGTCAGCCTGGAGAAGTACCTGCGGGCCATCGGCTACCAGCTGACCGTTGAGATCTCCGTCATCGACAGCTAAAACGTAGGCGGCCTCGGAAGGTGCACACCACCCCGCCGAGGCCGTCAACCGTTGTTCCATCAATTCGGTTTACGTGCCTTGCTGCCGCCACCGTTGATCGTGATCAGCTGATTGGCCTCAGTCTCCGAAGACACTTCAGTGCGCTGGCCGGTCGGCGATGTGTAAATCCACCGCTCAACGGCACGAGCACCCCCACCGCAGCTACCACATGCCATAACTATCTCCCTCCGACTACAGCTTCATGTCGATGATAGTACGTGCGCGGCGTTCGTCAATCTTCGCCTGCAACTCCATCGCCTGAAGCTCCAGCGCAGCCACCCGCTGGTTAGCCTTCTCCAGCTCTTTCTCGTCCGGCTGCGTGTTCTCTGCGTCGGCGGTCAAAACGTCCGGCAGAACGTCTTCCAGCACGATACCTGCGGCGACGAGGGAGATCTGCTCACCGGCCGCTGTGATCGAATACTGTGGTTCCTCGATCGGGAAGCCCGGCGTGTTCACTGCAAGGGCGGCCACCAGTTCAAGATTTCCGCCAGTTCGCCGCCAGTCTCCAGAGAGTGGGTGTGCTCGCAGCTGCTGAGCTTCCAAGTCCCCGGTACCCGCAGCCATTGCTCCGGCGACCCAGATACCCCAAGCATCTTCGCCGACATTGACCTGGGCAACGGCAGTACCTGCATCGTCGTAGTGGGCCGCAGCAGCGATGTAACCCAGGCCGGTGTCGGCGTGTCCGCCTCCGTAGGTAAGATTCCCCGCTGGCAACAGGGTGCCATCAGCAGTGAGAACAGTTCCAGTCTTGAAGTGGGCATAGTTCGTGATGCTACGTGGTGCTACCACACAGCTGTTGCCTACGCCACGGTGGCATGTGTTCCACTGCGCCAGGTGCCCGTAGACACGGCCGTCGGCTTCCACGCGTAGTTTCGTTGGCGCGGAAAGCATCGGGTCCTGGAACCAGTCTGCTGGCGGCATGACTGGTGCTGCCGCTGACGTCATCGATTCGCCTGTGTCGCCGCCACCGCCGAATCGTTTCTGGATCCGGTTCAGGATGCCCTGGATTTTCGACTTGTCGGAGGCAGGGATACCGGATCCGGCTAGCCGGGAATCAGCATTGTTGACGGCACGGGGAATGATGGTTAGTTTCCCGTCGATGACGTCAGCGACCGGGAACTTGTAGGAGCCTAGTTTTTCTGCGTTTGCAGCGTCCCACCATAGGAATGCTTTACGGAATTTCCCCATGTCACCGTCAGCCCACGATTCGATGCGTTGGCGGGCGGCGCCGGAGTCCCATTCCCGGCTGGTGTCGGCGATCGGGTAGCTGCCCCATCCGGCGGTGTTGACGGCGGCAATGATTTCGTCGGGCATTTCGTCCTCCTCCCCGCCGAAAGAGGCGGTTGTGGTGTCAGGTTCGATGACTGGTTCGTCGGCTGCCGATTTCTCGGGCGGCCGATCCCATGGTGGCACCATGCGTGGGTCGTTCCATAGTGTTTGGAACTTGTCATAGATCCGGGTGATGGTTGCTTTAATCAGGTCTTGTTGTTCCGGTGGAATAGACGAAACACCGTGGGCGCCGGACAACTGTGCGGCGGCGGAGAACACTGCTGCGGGTACAAGTTTCACGGTGCCGTCGTCGAATACGTCAGCGAACGGCAGCCGATATGAGTTGCGGTTGTTGGCGAGTTTCTTTTCGTCGCGCCAGAAGAACCAGGAACTGAATTCGGTGACGGATTGCGCTTTCGACGCCAGCCGGTTTGTTGCGGCACGGAACGCGAATTTGGTGTCACGGTCGGCGATCGGCAGTGTTTCCCAGCCGCGAGTGTTGACTGCTGCGGTAAGCTCGCCGTCGTATTCCAGTGGCACGTCGTAGGCGTCGTCGTATTCGTCGGTGTACATCACGCACCCCGTTTCACGATCCGAAGCCAGCATCGGCAGTTGACGACGAGGCTGGGTGGCGCTGCGGGGTCCATTGGGTACATCATGGGGAATCCGCCGACGATGAAAGGCTCGGTGAGGTCTTTGCGTTGTCCCTGGGCGTGTTCGTGAGCGTCCCGGACGAGGTTGTCTCGTCGGGTCTGCCAAATTTTTTGGCGCCGGATACCATCGCGTCGTTGCGCGCTAAGCGCACCGCTGAGGGTTCCAGCTTGCGCCCATCGGTCGCCTTCGGTAGCGGCCACTTGGCGCGATTTCGCCGCCCAGTGAGGGTTTTGTGGGTCGAGGAATTGTGTGATGGACGCAGCAGCTACTACCGCAGTCACCCCGAGTGTGAGATTCACGAGGGTCGATTGTATTTCCCCGATTTGCCCCATCAGGTAGACCAACGTGGCGGCGGCAGCGCCGACCATGATGGCGTCGCCCACGGTGAAGGTGTCTTCGACAGCCTCTGACTTATAATTCTCGGCTGCGATGGGTGCAAGCTGCTGGTTTTCGACTTGTTCGATTTCTGAGCGCCACAAAGCTGCGGTGCTGTTGATCGCAGCTGGGTCCGGCATCATCCCGTACCGGTTGTAGCTGAGCAGCACCGTGCGCTGCACCACCGGCAGCCACGTGTCGTACGCCTGCTGCATAGCGACAGCGACAGTGTCTTCCTGGGCTTGGGTTAGCTCTGCCATGCTGCCAGCCCATGATCTTCGAGGACGGACGCCAGCAGGTTACGGTCATGGCCAGCCGACCGGCACAACAGGCTGCGGGTATAAGCAGCAAGTAGGGCACGGAGTTGGACCGGGTCGACACCTGTGCCCGCCACCGCGTCTGGCAGGGCTCCGAACGCTCCGGCCATCAACTCAGCAGCCTGCCCTTCATCGACACGCAGCTTTGTATGCAGCATGTGTGGTTCGGTGTCGGGGAACTCTTTACGAATCTGCGGCGTCTTCAGCCGGTTCCCGGCCAGCCGCAACGCGTTGTGGACTTCAGCGGACGCAGCAGCGAGAAGAGCCGTCGGCTGGCCGAGATGCGAGGCGATGATTCCTGGGACGTCAGTGACCGTCTCAGAGGGCCGCGCAGGCATCGGCTGTTTACCTTCAACCGGCACCCGGCCCGGTACCGGGGGTGGGGGAGTGACGCCTTCGACTGGCAGCGAAACTTCGATCTCCAAGCCGGACGCGTCCACGATGTGTGGGTCCATGACAAGCTGCGGATCACGGAGCAGCATGGCCTGGACTTTCTTCTGCGTGATCTCCTCTTCGCCGGGCGCGTCGGACTCTTTGAAGTCGCCGTAGAACCGCAACGCTTCCGCCGAGAGGGCATCGACGTTGTAGGCGTTGAGTGCGTCCGCGAACCGGTTGGGGCGTACCGTCAAAGCGCTGGTGTCGGCTTGGAACGTGTAGCGGGAGGGGTCTTTTCCCAGCCGCTTCAACGCTGGCGCGAGGTAGCTGGTGTTCAACGCCTCGATGATCAAGTTGAGTAGTGGTTCGACATGGTATTTGACGGCGGATTCGCCGACTTCCCATGCTGACCATTGGTTGGATTGACCAGTGCCGAGAATGATTTCCGGCGGCAGGCTCATGGTGATCGCGAGCTGCTGCAACGCCATTTCTTCGAGGTCGCGTAGCTGGTCGCTCATGACGGAGCCGAACTTGATGGGCTCTTTGAACATGTGCGGCAGAATGTCGGCGTCTACTTCGAAGAAGATAGGGCTCAGTGATGCGGCGCTGCCTTTGCCTTCGAGGCTGGCGTTGGCTGCGTCTACGAGGGCGCGTTGAATAGACGGGGCGCCGGGTGGCGTGGAGTCGTCGTAGGTGAAGTCAAGCCCAGCAGGGATGGGGTAGATGCCAGCGTTGGCGAGACGGCTGTCTGTTTGTGCGGCTTTGAACTTGTACAGCTGTTCCAGTTCGCGGAGGGTTTGCAATGCGGCCATGCCGACAGAGTCGGCGTACCATGGTTGGTCGCTGCGTTGTTTCCAGACGCGGATGACGATTGCTGATCCGTCGGGGATTTTCTCTGAATAGGCTGTGCCTTGACCGACCCAGATTCCGCCTTTGTACGGGGCCACCATGTAGGGCGCTACAACGGTCCAGGCGTCTTTTCCGCTTCCGGCTTTGCCTTGGCCGATGACGTAGCATTCACCGGCTACGGTGATGCTTACGGCAATGTTGTTGATGATTTCGGCTTTGGTTGTGGGGCCGCCGAAAAGGGTGTCGGCGATGGCTGCCACTTCAGGGTTGTCGGTGCGGGCGCCGACTACGCCTAGTTCGTTGACGTCGGCGACGTAGATTTCGGCGCGGGAGCAGGCTGACCCGATCCA